ACCCAATAGCCCACGCAATGGTTGGGGCTGCTTTAGTGGATGAAAAAACGCTGGACAAATTGCGTTTAGAAGAATTAAGCAGCATTGACAACATGGTGCATGGGCGCGGTACAGTGCATGATTGGCGCGTGCTGGTGGATGTGCTTAACGTGTGCGAAATGATGGGCAGAAACGGCATTGGCCCCGAAGTGTTGGATGTGTGCGTTGTAGCGCAAGAGGAATTGCATCAAGCCGCTTTGCGGTATATGAAAACATGGTGCATGGGCTTAACTGGCACAGGCATCCGCGCTGTAAGGGAACTTTACCAATGGCATGATTTGCAACGCCAAGCCATACCCCGCAAAACGTTTGAAGATTACATTATCAAAACGCACAACTACATCCGCAGCAATGCACAACAGGTAACGCACATTGAATAACAAAATAACCAAGACAGAGCGCGAACATTTGGGTAAGATTAAGGAAATGCCCTGTGGCGTATGCGGTGCAAGTGGCCCAAGCGATGCACACCATGTTGAACAGCATATGCAGTACCTGTGCATCCCGCTGTGCAAAGATTGTCACCAAGGCAGTTTTAACGGCATCCACGGGCAGGGGCGTATTTGGTCAGTGTATAAGCTAACTGAAATGTCTGTGTTGAACGAAACAATTAGACAGCTTACAATCAAATAACTGAAAGGCAATCATGGTTACATTCCGCGCAAGCGTAGAAGCCCCGCAAGATGACCCGGTGATGGACTTCACCATGTGTTTGCTTAACAGCGTCACAACGGCACACATTCTGCATTTGTCTACTAAAAGCTACAGCCAACACGTTGCATTGGGCAAGTTTTACAACGAAATTGGAGAATTGGTTGATGCGTTTGTAGAAGCATTCCAAGGCAAATATGGCGTGCTAACCAAGTACCCTACAACGTGTGCATTGATGCCTACGGCTGAGCCGCTGGTCTACATGGATTATTTAAAAATGGAAGTAGAAACGCTGCGTGTAATGCAAAAATTCCCGCAAGACAGCGAACTACAAAACGAAGTGGACAACATAGCCAACTTAATTAACAGCACAATATTCTTGCTGCGTTTGAAATAACAGGAAAACAAGACATGACAATACAGCTAAAAATTGTTTACAAAAAAACCGAAGATTTAATCCCATACGCACGTAACAGCAGAACTCATGATGAAGGGCAAATAGCGCAAATTGCGGCATCAATAAAAGAGTTTGGTTTTACCAACCCCATATTGCTAGACGGGGAAAACGGCATTATTGCTGGTCATGGGCGCGTTATGGCAGCGCAAAAGTTAAATGAAGATAAAGTGCCAACGATTGAATTGGCGCATTTAACGGAACATCAAAAGCGTGCATACATTATTGCTGATAACAAATTGGCATTAAATAGCGGTTGGGATAATGAAATGCTTGCATTAGAAATTGCTGATTTAAAAGACGCAGGGCATGATTTGGAATTAACGGGTTTTACATTTGATGAAATAGAAAAAATAACAACAGCAACAAATTTTGACCCAGCAACAGAAGAAGATCAAGGCAAATTAGATGAATTAGACCCAAAATGGATTGCTTGTCCTCATTGCGGTAAAGAATTTGATGCAAGACAAAGTTAATTTAAAAATTGATTGGGCTAGCCATGAGGCTGCAAAATTTGCTTGTAATACATGGCATTACAGCAAATCAATTCCTGTGCCGCCATTAGTAAAAATTGGTGCATGGGAAAATAATAAATTTATAGGCGTTGTTATATTTAGCAGAGGCGCATCATCAAATTTAATGTCGCCTTATAATTTGAAACAAGATGAAGGTTGTGAGTTAACTAGAATTGCTTTAACAAATCATGTAACACCCGTTAGCAGAATTGTTAAATTTGCATTGATGTTTTTGAAAAAAAACAGTCCTAACTTAAAATTAATAGTGTCTTTTGCTGACCCTCAGTATGGGCATCACGGGGGGGTATATCAAGCAGGGAATTGGATATATTGCGGTGACACAGCACCAAGCGTTGAATATTGGCATAATGGCAAACGCTTACATTCACGACAAGTAAGCGAAAAAGGTTGGAACATACAACAAGGGCAACAAAGAAAAACAATAAAACCAAGTGAATGCAAAATAATTAAAACTGTAGGTAAGCACAGATATTTAATGCCTTTGAATGATGATATGCGTTTAAAGATACAATTGTTAGCGAAGCCTTATCCAAAGCGTGAGAAGCAGGCGATGGTCGAAACCCTCGACACAGCGGCGGCGCAACACCGACCCTTACGCTCCAATGCCAACATATCCTAGTAACAACAAGTGTGAGGCGTTAGGCTGTAAAAATATAAGAAGCAAGCTAAACAGCTTTTGCGCTGAACATGGCGGTAAGGACTACACGCACAAAGAAACAGACAGCGTGTATCAAACACCCGCATGGCGCACCATTAGACAACGCCAATTAAGCATACAACCACTGTGCCAAGGCTGCTTAACAAGGGGCAAGGTAGACGCAGCAAAGCACGTAGACCACGTATTCCCGTGGAAGCAAATAGGTAAGCACGCATTCCTAAACAACGTGTTCCAAAGCCTTTGCCCACAGTGCCATAGCCACAAGACAGCCCAAGAACAAAAGGGCATATACGAACATTACACCCAAGACGGGGTAAAAGAATACACAGAGCATGACTACCCCACGCACGCGGGAAAGTAGTACATTTTATTGATAAACTTAAATTTTGGGCAATTAAGCTAAAGCAAGCGCGAACCCAATCTTCCATATTTTAAGTTGGCTGAAGGGGTGTCTTAAAAAGTGGTAACATCCCCCGCATGAACCGACTGCCCCCCGAACTTCACCTTGTGCATGGCACGCAACAAACGCACAAAGGCGGCAAACTGCCCGATGCTGTGCGTAAGCGCGTACCTAAAGCCGACTGGTTGGACAACCCTGACGCATGGGACAGGGATGTTTTTATTAAAGAGACTGCCGACTTTTTGTGGGAAACCTACGGCATTGGCAGCGACCAAGACAAACACGTTTTGGCTGCGCTTGCTAACCAGATGGAAATTTACATTAAGTGCATGAAAGGCGTTGCCAAAGGCGGCATCATCACGCAATTTAACAACGGGGCTACTGTTGGCCCTAACCCGTTTCTAACCGCTGGCGACAAGGCTTTAAGCCGCGCTGTGGTGCTGATGAACGAATTGGGCTTAACCCCGCGTGGACGCTTGGCAACTAACAAGCAAGAAGGCGGCAAGTACAGCAAACTGCTTGAAGGCCCATGACCTACGAAGATGGGATTCTGTACGCGGTACAAGTTGCCCGTGGTGAGATACGCGTTAGCCGCATGGTGCGCTTGGCGTGCCAAAGGTTCTTAAACCAACTGGAAGACCGCAATTGGGCGTGGGAATTTCACACCGCCTACGTTGAGCATTTTCTAGAATTCGCTGCAACGCTTAAACACACCAAAGGCCCGGACGCTGGCAAACCGCTGGTGCTAGAGCCTTTCCAAATATTTTTGGCGTGCGGCATATACGGGTTTAGAAGCAAAAAAGATCCGGCACGGCGCATGGTCACTGATGTGATTGTGTTCATCCCACGCAAGGCGGGTAAGTCCACGCTGATTGCCGTTATTGGTTTGTACGAATTAAATTGGGGCGAAGCCGGGGCAGAGGTGTACACCTTGGCAACCAACCGCGACCAAGCAAGCATTGTGTTTAACGCTGCCACCGGGTTTATTGAAAATATGCCCCATGATATAAGGCAGCTTTACAACCCCGGCAGAACGCAAATCACCAAGGCTGGCGACAGTCAAACCAAATTTAAAGCGTTAAGCCGCGACACGAAAAAGTCGGGCGATGGCATGAACCCAAGCTGCACCATTGTGGACGAAGCCGCGCAAATCGTGGACAGAAACGCCATTGAGGTGTTGCACTCAGGCATGGTGGCGCGGCGTAACCCGTTGCGGATTTACATAACCACTGCCAGCTTTACCAAAGAAACCAAGTTTTACGAAGACATGGCGATGTTGGAAAATATGCTAAACGGCGAAGCGGAAGATAACCCGCGCTGGTTTGGCTTGCTGTACAGCTTGGACCCCGGCGATGATTGGCGTGACCCTACAACATGGGCAAAAGCAAACCCAATGCACGGCATCAGCGTCTTTGAAGAAGCCATTGCCGAACGCGCAGAACAAGCAAAGCACAAACCCGCTGCGCTAAATGAATTCCTGTGCAAGACGCTAAACATTTATGTAAGCGCAAATTCCGCTTGGGTTGACCGGGGCTATTGGGACAGCGACAAATGCGCGTTAAGCTCACCGCGTGAGCCTGAGACAGTTTTTATTGGGTTTGACTTGGCTGCAACCCGAGATTTAAACGCTGTATGCACGCTTAAACGCTTTGGCGAGGATGATTTTGAAGCTGAGTGGAAATTCTTTTTGCCAGAAGAAGGTTTAGCCCTGATACCCAAACATTACGCCGACATTTTCCGCGTGGCTAAGAATTCCGGCATATTGCACATCACCGAAGGCAACGTGATGGATGACCGCGAAATTAGCGACTACATCATTGCCCAAGCGGGTAAGTACGACATTAAAGAAATTGGCTTTGACGCTTACAACGCAGCAAGTTTAGTTGCCCGGTTGCATGAAGCTGGCTTACCTGTTAAAAAGGTTGGGCAAGGCATGGCGGTGTTAAGCAACCCAAGCAAGCACGTTGAGAAGCTAATAATGGGGCATCAAATTAAGCACGATGGCAACCCGTTTGTGGGCTGGCAGCTTGGCAACTGTGAAGTTTATGAAGATGTAAACGGCAATATTAAGGTACGTAAAAACGAAGCTGACAAAAGCGCAAAGGTTGATGGGGTGATAGCTTTAATCATTGCCATGCATTGTTCATTAGACAACCCTACACTATCGGGATTCGGATTTAGAACATTTTGAGTTAAAATAGCGCAACGGC